ACTTTCATCAGGCAATGTAATTGTTCTATCGGCTGTTGGGTCTGTAATTGTTAAAGTTGTTTCATGTGCATCAGCAGTTGATCCTTCAAATACAAAAGCATTTTGAATATTAACTTCTGTTGAATTAACAGTTGTAGTTGTTCCATTTACAGTTAAGTTTCCACCAATTGTTACATTACCACTAAAAGTTCCTGGAGTAGTCCAAGATAATTGTGCTGATGAATTACCATCAGTAGTTAAAACTTGACCATTAGTTCCATCATTAGTAGGTAATATCCATGTCCAAGATGCGTTAGCTGAATGTGCAGGAGATTTTATTTTAACTCCGTGACTATTTTGAGAACAATTTAATTGTATTTCACCATCTTGACTAGACCCATCACCTTTAATTGTAATTTTATTAGTTTCTAAATTACCATTACTATCCCCAGATATCCAAGTTGTAGTTGTTGTACCGTCATAGCCTGCTATCTTTAATTGTCTATCACCAGTAGCATTATCAGCATTAATACTACCAATAATTACGTTACCAGCACCAGAAGTTATATTATCTCCAGCTTCAGTTCCCAATGTAAGGTTATAATTAGCAGTATCGCTAGTTATATTTGAACCACTATCATAACCTAGTGACACATTATTATCTCCAGTATTGTTTGATGTTAAGGCATTTCTTCCGATTGCTGTATTAAAATTACCACCATAAGTTCCGTACATTGCTACTGCACCAACAGCTGTATTGCTTTCTCCAGTTGTTGATCTTAAGGCTCTATAACCAATACCAGTATTATATCTAGTAGTAGATACACTGGAAACTGCTTCATTACCTAATGCAGTGTTAAAATCTCCTGCTGATAAATTATCTAAAGCTGCAATACCTACCCCAGTATTTGAATTTGCGTTATTTAAAGTACCTGTAGTAGAATGACCAATTAATAAAGAATTACTGAAATTTGTTCCTTCAACTTTACTTAATAAATCTACATTTAAAGTTACATCACCTGAAGTTCCACCACCAGATAAACCAGTTCCAGCTGATACGCCTGTAATATCTCCAGTTGGTACTGTTGCAACTTGTGCATCTACATAAGCTTTAACAGATTGTTGAGTAGGAACTTTTGTATCTAAATTTGAAGACATATTATCTTCATCAATAATAGCGTTAGTTACTCTCGCATCTGCTCTGGCATTTGTGTAATATAAATTTGTACCTTCGCTTAAATTAGTTGTGCTTTTAGCTGTAAATGCAGCATCAAAATCACTTTGACTAAAACTATCGCCTGGAATAAATACACCATTTGCACTATCAAATATTAATGCTTGCCCATTTGAAGGGTTGTTTGTACTAATATCTATATCAATAAAATTATCAATAGATTTAGTTGATATTCTTGCATCAAAAAATGGATTAAAATCACTTGAATTTAATTTAGTTGCAATACTATTTGTAACAGTTGAAGCAAAATTTGAATCATCATTTAAAGCTGCTGCTAATTCATCTAAAGTATCTAATGCTGCAGGTGATCCATTTATTAAATTATTAATTTGTGTATCTGTATATGCATTTGCTGCTGTTGTAATAGGTGTTTGAAAGTCAGAATATTGTAATTTATATTCTTGAAAAGTTGAATTGTCAGCCCAGAATATCCAATCATTTGAACTGATATTTGAATTTGTTGTATAGTTAGTTAAATTAAACGATGGGCCTGTTGGACCTACTGGACCTTGCGGACCTTGTGGACCTGTTGGTCCTGTTACTGATGCACCTTGTGGACCAGTTGGGCCAGTTGGACCTGCTGGGCCTGCTGGACCTGTTGCACCTGTAGAACCTTGTGAACCTGCCGGACCTGCTGGACCTTGCGGACCTTGTGGGCCTCTTTCATTTGTAACGCTTAAATTTAGAGGTGTTGAAGTTACTGTAATTGTCATTTTTATTTATTCCTTTATTACTGAGGTTGATATCTAATTATAAATACAAACCTTAATGATTTTTTCTGTGCAGGATTTCCTGCTTCCCACTGAACTTTACAAACTACTATAAAAGGAGTTGTATCATCAGCAGTTGAAGTAAAGCTACTATTTTGATCAGATAATAATGTACTTGGTACAAGAAAATCAAAAGAACCTGCTGTACCTGTATTAAATATCTGATTACCTTTTGAGTATGATTGAGCAGTTGCACCTGCTGCAGAAGTTAAAGATGTTATTTTAACTGAACCTCTATTTCTTTCTACAGTAGCTGTAAAACACTCTGCTTTTATATCAAAAGTTGCAGTACTAAAATCTGTAGTATCATTTGTGTTTACACTTAATAAAAATTGATTACCTTCAGCAACTTCACGAACAATTACATTGTCCGCTCCACCTAGATAATTTTGTATGTTTGAAATTCTCATAGTATCTCCTATAGGTTAATTTATGAGTAATATATAACTATGGCTATATATTAATTAATGTTATGTTAATTCAGCACTAGCTGAAAAACCTGTTAAACTTGCACTTGTTGAATTTGATCCAATATTTATACAAACATTAGCGTATTGTTTTGTACTTAAATTTGTTGGATTAGTTCCAGTGCTCCATGTAGCATCTATTGTAGGCGTATCTCTCATTGTAACAGGAAACCAAATATTCATATGTCTTAAATGACTACTTGAATGTCCTTGAAACGCTTCACCAACAATGCTGACCAATTGATAAAAATATCTTTGGCATCTTTCTAATGATTTATCAAAAGGAATTATTTCAAATTTGCTAGCATTACTACCAACTTCTAATTGTATTCCAGATATAAACCATGTATTATTTACTGTATCAGCCAAGTTAACTTGACCAACTGCTCTATCATCATCTGCTGTTGTATTCCAGTTTGTATTTAAAGTACCAGAATCAAAATCAGATCCAGCTGTTAACCACCAACTTACTTCTAAACTTTTATTATTATCATTATCAAAAGCTGATGTGTTATTAGTATCACCTGGGATAGTTATTAATTTTTGTTCCCATACATTTGCATTATCAATAGTATATAATTTACTTATATGTCTATTATCATCATGATTATATAAATCAAAAATATAGTTACCTGTTTTGCTAGATTTAACCCAAAAAGTTACAGTTATATCTTCTGCATTAGTTGTACCATATTTTAATTTTTGTAAATTTTGTCCTTCTATAATTTGTTTAAATTTAAATTTAGAACTAGCGCCTAAAGTAGGTACTGTTGTATTTTCTAATTTATAAGATCTACTTAATACTGTATTATCCGGTGTATCATTAGAATGTGAATGTACCCAAGTTCCAGAATTATTAATATCTGAATACCACATATCTGTCAAAAGATAACCTGGATTAGCACTAGTAGTAGATGAAGATCCTCTTTGATGAATTAAAAAATCTCCGTTAATAATTAAATTTCTATATTGATTATAATCAAAACCTAATAAAACAGGTGCAATTGAATTATTACCAATTGTGCTAACATTAGTTGTTGGGTTCCAATTACCAATACTTAAACCAGCAGAAAATGCACCTCTTGAAAATGAATTATTTAATCTTATCCAAATATATAAATCTGTTGTTGTAGGTATATTTTGTATTTGAAAATTTTGACTTGAACTTGCAGCATAATTTCCTGTAGGAGCATTAAATGTTTGTATTAAAATTCTATTAGCTTCTGTTGTGCTAGCACCACTACCATAATAAATTTCAACACCTTCAACATTATTTTTTGATGGCATAGTAAAATTTATATCAATATAAGGAGTAGTTGCAGAAGGGAAAGTATTATTTAAAGTTAAATTAGTAGCAACCCCTAAATTTTGATATCCTCTTGTAGATGATATAGGTGGAGCAGGGGCAGTAGCTGTTAACGTTCCTACTGTATAATCTGCAGCATTATATTCTTGAGCAGTTATAAAATATCCTTGAACTCCACCATTTAATTCTGTTTCTGAAATACTATTTATTTTAAATTGACTACCTAATTCAGATGCAGCACTAATTTGATTATATGAAGTCCAAGTAGAATTAAGTATATTTGTTGTTACATCAATACGAAAGTTTCTTTTAACTGCTCCAAATTTTATATTATTAACATTAAATATAATTTTTGCACCATAAGAACCATAAGGAGAAGTTGTAGATCCTGATGTATCTAATTCATAATATACAAATGAAAATATTTCACCAAGTTTATTATTTAATTTAGTTTGTTCATCTGTTAATTCATTACTTAAATCAAAAAATTGTCCATTAATACAATCTTTAAAAAACTTTAATAAATCAATATAATTTGCTACTGTTCCTGGAACATAAAATTTTGCCTCTTCATAAGTATCAGGATATACATAAGTTTCATAAAAATTAGTTGATACATTATTTTCTTTTATAACGTATTCTCCAATAGCATTACTAGATGAACCTGATGATGCATTAGTTACAAAATTATAACTAAACACATTGTTTTGATCTAAATTATAATAAGTGCCTTTAATACCTATTATATCATTAACTTGTAAATTTGCGGCTCTTGTATCTGTTCTAAATGAAATAATTTTATTACTCCTAGATTTATTCATTATAACAGTACCAATTCTTTGAGCCTCAACATTGGTATTAATAAATTTTAAATTTAAATCTTTAGATAGTACTGGTTCATTAAAGTATTTAGTACCATATTCTAAAAACACTTGATCTTCTTGATATTCATTTGCTTTAGATTTAAATTGTAAATTCATTTCATTTAATGTAGAATTAAAACCATCATTAAGTACAGTAACATTACCATATATACTGGTTTCATCAAAAATATTATTTGATCCGCCATAAGAAATTGATCCCGTTGTATCGGAAAGCATTTGAAATTTTCCTAAAGTATAACTAAATATAGATTGAGAATTACTAACAATATCAGAAA